AGGCCGGGCTAGGCGGTCAAACGCCATTGACACGTTTATTTTGTCGAATATCTGTTGACAGTATATTTGATGCATGCCAAGAGCGCGGCGCCGTTTAGAGACGGTCAACCTAACGGAAGGAAATCCGAGATGGCTTTTAAGCCAAAGTTGAAGGGCCATGCGCCCGAGCTTATCAAACCCCGAAAACCGAAAATCCTGGTCTACGGCGCCTCCGGCGTCGGCAAGACATGGGCGGCGCTGGACTTCCCGGATGTCTACATGATTGACGTGGAAGGCGGCGCGACGCAGCCGGAATACCGCGAGAAACTGGCCGCGTCAGGTGGTCTTTACCTGGGGCCGGACGATGGGGCGGCTTCGTTTGATGAGGTCATGGGGCAGATACGCGCCCTATCGTCCGAGCGACATGACCGCAAGACCCTCGTGATAGACAGCATCACGAAGTTGTTTGCGAACGAAATTGCGAGGGAATCCGAGCGGCTATCGGACGCCGGCAAAAAGAACGAGTTTGGCGCGGACAAGAAACCCGCCGTTTCGTTCATGCGGTCAATGGTCTCTTGGTTGATCAGGTTGGATATGACGGTGATCCTGATTGCTGGCGAAGTTGCTGAGTGGGGCCGGGACAGCAGCGGAGAGCGGACGCAGATCGGTTCTACGTTCGATTGCTGGCCGCGACTGGAATACGAGTTGGACGCAGCGTTTAACGTGACTCGCGAAGGGCCGTCGCGCGTTGCCAGGGCGCGAAAAAGCCGTCTTGCGGCGTTTCCCCAGGGGTCACGCTTCCCGTGGGGTTACGAGGCGTTTGCGACCCAATACGGCGCCGATGTGATCGAGGCGGACGGCGTGCCGCTTGATCTCGCCACCGAGGAACAACTGACCGAAGTGACGCGGTTGCTTGATCTGGTGCGGTTGCCTGACGGCACCGTTGATAAATGGCTTGCGGCGGCGGACGTTTCGGCCTGGTCTGAAATGCCAGCGGAGCGCGTCACCAAGGCCATCAACCATCTCAAAACTTTGATCCAGGGAGCCTAACCGATGGCAATGACATTTACACCGAAATCCGAAGCCGCGCTGGTCAAGGAAGACGAGGAACGCAACACGCTCTGGCCGAAAGGGGAATATGATTTCCAAGTCAAAAACTATGAAGATGCGGTCAGCAAGACCGGGAACGACATGATCCACCTGCTTTTGAAGGTGTTTCACCCGGAAGGCGGGAGCCAGACCATCCACGATTATCTCATGCCGCAGATGATGCACAAGCTGCGCCATGCCTGCGAGGCGATCGGCATCCTGGACCAGTTCGAGGCGGGGACGCTGGAAGCGCGGGACTTTGACGGCGGCGTGGGCAAGGTTATGCTCAAGGTGGACAAGGCCAAGCCAAACAGCGGCTATCGGGACAAGAACAGCGTTGACGATTATGTGAAGCCGGTGGCGCGGGCGGCGGGGAAGGCTGCCATGGCTGGTGCGTCTCCGGCGGAACGGCGGGAACGAGCGCCCAAGAAGTCTCAAGCCGAGATCGACGACGAAATTCCGTTCTGATCTGAATGCCAGACCCCATAACCGAGCCACCCACCGGCTATGGGTCTCTGGCGCGTGACGGGCTGTTCCGGGATGGTGAGATACGCCTTCCCGGACATCCGCGCCCCTACTGCGTGGTGTGCCATCCTGGCGAAAACGAAACGCTGATCTGCACCGTCACGACGGCCGAGGGATACGAGAGGGGCGGCGGCACGCTGCGGCCAGTGTGGTCCGGGCGCAACCGACTGGATCGGTTCGATGGGGAAATTGAAATAGAGGGGCTATCATGGAGCGCGACAATCGGCACGCCGACGATGGGGAGGGGGACGTTGACGTTGACGTGTCCGCCGACCCGGTATCCAGGCAAACCACCAAGCCCGAAGTAATCTTGAACGCCAGCCAAGCCCAAGCCCTATTCGAGATTGAACAAGCCTACGAGCGCGGCGCGCGGCATCTTCTGACCGGGTTCGCCGGGTCCGGCAAAACCACCCTCATGCAACAGGTCGCGCGCATCTTTCAGGACGAAGGCAAAAACGTCGTCATGACGGCGCCGACGCACAAGGCCGTGGCCGTCCTGGCTCGGAAGCTGGCCGAGGCAGGGATAGAGGTGCCGTGCTGTACTATTCATTCCCTGCTATCGCTTCGCCCCAAAGTGGTTGGTGATAAGCAGGTATTCGAGCGCGCCGACCGCGCCAGGGCGATCATCGCCGATGTGGTAGTGATCGATGAAGCGTCGATGCTCGATACCAGCCTCATGGGCCACATTCGCAGCTTTCTGAAATGGCAGTTCGTCCTGTTCGTCGGGGATCCTGCGCAGCTTCCGCCGGTTGGCGAGATCGCCAGCGAGGCGTTTTCAGTCAAGAGCCGCAGCCATCTGGACACGATCATCCGACAGGTTGCCGGCAATCCGATCCTGGAAGCCGCGCGCATCATCCGGGAAAGCCAGGGCACGGACGCCATGGACTGGTCATGGCTGGAGGGACCGAACGCCAACAAGCAGGGCCTGTTCCGCCCCGGTGCCGCGCTGAACGACTGGATGCGGCGAGGGTTCCTGTCAGATGAGTTCGCCGCGAACCCGGACCATTTCCGCTACCTGTGCTGGACCAACAAGCGTGTGCATGAGGTCAACCGCATTGTGCGACGGTGGCGGTATGGCGGTGGGACGCCGACGCCGCTCATGCCAGGGGAACCGTGCATGGCCCGCACGCCGGTATTCGTCGAGGTTGAGGACGAAAAAGGCCGGATGCAAACCGAGATCGTCATGCAGAACTGCGAGGAAGGCGTTGTGCTGGCGATCGAACCAGCGACGGTCAAAAGCCAGATTGGCTACGGTCCGGGGGCATGGTCTACCGAGGTCGAGACGTGGCGGTGCATCATTGAGTGCGACGATGGCCGGCGCGTCGAGGCGCACATGATCCGCGATGAGCGGTCATACAAAAAGGCCGAGGCGGAGCTTCGCGAGTGGTCCAAGATGGAAAAGGATTGGCGTCCATTCTTTCGGTTTAAGGAGGATTTTTCAGACCTGCGGTCGCTCTATGCGCTCACCGTCCACAGCAGCCAGGGTAGCACGTTCAAATGGGCCGTGATCGACGTGGGTGACATCGCCAAACGGGAGGAAGCTAACATGCTAGAATGCCAGCAGTTGTTTTATGTGGCGATTACTCGCGCAACCGATGGAATTATTCTTGGCGGCGTTGACGACTGATGGCGCGGCGCGCATCCCTTCCACCCGAGATAGAGGCCGTCGCCGCGATGGGCTGGCACCTCTATCCCTCGGTGGTAGGGAGCAAGGCGGCATGTTTCCCTGGCGCATCCGACGCGGCCACATCCGATCCGGATATTCTTCGCGACTGGCAGGCCGAGTTTCACCAGCCCAACTGGCGTATCGTGTTTGGTCCATCCGGCCTTATTGGCCTTGACCTTGATGTGCCTCCTGGGCATTCGCATGACGGCGTGGCGGGCCTGAAAGCGATTGCCGATCGCCATGGTGGCATTCCGCCCCGCCCTACCGCCCGGAGCGGTGGCGGTGGCCTGGGGCTGTTCTGGACGGCGCCGGCCGTGCCGATCCGTGGCGACGCGGGGCATCCTGCACCCGGATGCGACCCGCGCCGGGGCCGGCAATCCCAGACGATACCCCCATCGACGCACTGGCGGACGGGCGCGCCATATCGATGGATCATCCCGCCATGGGACTGCCCGCCGCCTGAGTGTCCGCCGTGGCTTGTCGAGATGATCCGCGAACCCCCGCCCCCGCCAATCCGCCGCGCCCCGCCGCCCGACATTCGGACAGGCGACGAACGGCGCGCATTCGCCGATCGGATGCTGCGGCGTGCCATCGGGTGGGTTGTGCGAGCGCCGGCCGGGGCGGCAAACAACACGTTGAACAGCACCACCCACTACCTTGCCCGCGAGTTTCTGCCCGATGGGTCATTGACCGAGGCGGAAATTACCTACGCCATGGAGGCGGCGGCTGGGCAGAGGTTCAACGCTCGCGACCGAGCTTCGATCCTGCCGACCATCCGCAGTGCGCTGCGATCCCACCGATAGGCACCTCATGTCCGAAACCACATCGCCCGTTTTTCTTTCATTCGACCCGCTCCAAGCCGCTCAGGAAGATGCCGAGGCGCCTGACCTACCGATCATCCAGGTCGAGGGCGGTAAACGCCACACGATGGCCGAGGAGGCGCTACGCGCTATACACGCGCATGGCGTCGAGTTCTACCAGCGCGATCGATCCCTAGTCCGTGTGGCCTGCGCCAAGGCCAAAACATCGGACGGGCAGGTTATCGAGGTGCCCGGCGTGGTGCCGGTCACGATCCCGATT